CTCGTCCGGCATGACTAAGCCAAAGTGATCCGTGGCAAAGCCGGTGAGCCTGTCGTATCGCCCAATCGTCTGCGTGCAGCCCACTACAATGTCGGCGTGAGGAGAAGCGCGGTGCTTGTTCATCTCAATATCCACCTCTAGGCCGGTGACTGCGTGAACGCGCTCCGCAGTTTGATGCACCAACTTGTCGCGGTTGATCGTGATGAGGGAGCGAATGCCTTGCTGGCGCTTCTTCCACGCCAGATAAGAAAGGAGCGAACCTTTGCCTATGCCGCCAGGAGCTACAACCAACAGACGGCGGGCCTCTGCCTCGTCCTTCTCTATCTTCTCAATCCAGCCGGGCTGGTGGCCGCGCAGGCGGAAGCCGGTGGAGGGGATTAGCATGGGACATGATGATTTACGGATTTCAGAGTGCCGCCCGCAATCCTTCTCGGTTTTGTCTTTTTAGTCAGAGCATCTGTAATGCTCCAACCCATCGCGATTCGCTTGCTTATTGCGCCAGAGGAAATGCCTTTTTCATCCGCCCATAATGCGACGGTTTTTCTTTGTCCTTCGTGCTCCAGGATACGATTGGTTCTTTGATTATTGGCCTGTTCTTTTTTGGTAGCCCATACGCAGTTTTCAGCAAAGTAACCTTTATCATTGTCGGCCCTTTCTATCGAATGAAGAAGCGAGGGGCGGTTTCCCATATCCGAAAGAAACGCCTCAAAACTGTTTCTCCATTCATTGCATATCGTGATTCCTCGACCCCCATACAATGAGTAGTTGCGAAGGTTTGGATTGGTGCACCGTTGTATGATTCCTTTCCAAATTCTATACTCCGAAGTTTTGTAAAGCCCGTGGGTTCTTCTTGAGATTAAAGCGCTTTCGTCATGAAGACAGCCGCAAGATCTTATTCTGCCATTCATTAGATGATCTCCCCTTGCTGTAGTCGTTTTCCCGCATGTGCATCTGGCCCTCCACATAACAACGCTTTGTCCGTTGGGGCGGAAATGGCTTTCTGCGCGTTCGATCACCATCAATCGACCAAAAGTCAACCCCTCCATTTTTCTAATTTTCATTTTCTTCAATCGTCCATCCAGTTGGGGAACCGGCTCGTGCAAGCACCGTTCGCGCATCCTCTGTAGATCCAAATTCTTTTGCGTGCGATAGGTCGGGCGTCGTCTCGTCAATAAGTCGCTTAGAGGGGTCGTGTGGCCATTGAAGCCCCAATCGAACAAAGTAGTAGGCTTTGGCGTGCTCTTGCCGCTTGCCCCATGCGTTTTCTTTGGGTGGGGTGAATTTGAGAATAAAATTCATTCGAGATAATTAGTAATTGCGGCCTTAGCCTCATCGAGCGTGCGGCAAACCACCGCCGAATACCCGTGCGCAGTCAGTAGTGCCAGGACCTGTTTTTGTTCAGGCGAAACGACTCCGTTGGGAGCCTTCAGTTCTAAAAAAAGCCCGTGAAGAGTGGTCTCAACAGGCGAGCCTTTGCGCGGAACCATGAGAGCTAGATCCGGCACTCCGCTCCTCTGTCCGATGCGTTTCAGCATCGCCCCAATTTTCTCGCGGTTCTCCTTGCTGCCTCCGTAAACAGCAGAATTTGGCGTGTGCCAGAGAAGAGCTTCGGGCACGCCAAAGCCCTTGCACGCTTCTGACCACCAAGCGATCAGCGCGCATTGCAACTGAAACTCATCGTTCTTCCTTGGCGGCTTGGGAGCCTCTAGCTCCGCACCAAGGCCGTTCAGAACCAAGGTGCGGAGATCTTTTTTGGAGTAGTGGCGGGACAACTTAGTAAGGCACGTCGCCCGTTTCTTCCGGCTTCTTGATAACGTCTTTCTTCACGCCACCCTCATTTCGAATGTAATTCTTCACTGTGGCGCGATCCGGCCAGTAGTCGCCGGAGCCGTCATCCTTCATCTTTCCTTTCTGGATGCCGACCGTCAGATAACCGGATTTTCCGAGGCAGTCTTCCGCCGTGAGCGTACCTGCCGCATATTTTTGGGATAAGCCGGTGTAAGAACAGAAGTAAAACAACTTTCCCTGCATTGCCTCCAGCAAGTAGTCGTTGAGTTGACGACTGCTGTCGCCAACGAAGACGCGAAGAGTGAGGGTGATCATATCGTTACCCCCCTTGCTCTTTCCATCCACGGCGTTCAGCACCTCGAAAGGATAATCCCCTTCGGGGATGCTGTTCATTTCTTGGATTTCTTTTTCCGAACGAGATTTAAAATTCATGTGGTAAGCTTTTTCTTTAAGGATGCTATGCGGGTTTCGATTTGTTCTTTCGTCATTTCGGGCCAGTCGGATATGCCTAGCTTGTCGAAATCTTTTTGGATGGCAGCAGGGTCAACCTTGATGATCTCTAGCAGATGCTTGATCTCGGTGACCTGCTCAGGGAGCGCCATGGTGATTGTATCGACTTCGCCTTCGACTGAATCCTTGCCATGGCGGGCTGCGAACTCTCCGTATTCCAACGGGAAAGCGTCGGCGTCTGGGAAGGCGGTGAGGCGAGATTTCTTCACGACAGCGGTCCGCTTGGGGCCGCGCTTCACAGCCTGCACGGCAAGATCCAGTTCGTAGATCAGTTTATCCCAGCAGTCCGGCACCCGCCCGACCTCTGCCCGCTGGCCGTTCACCATACCCCACTCGGCAGTCTCGTGGCAAATGAACCAGATATTCATGTCTAGGCGTGTGGCCCAGAGAATGATTCGGCGCATCATAGCGATTGCGGGTTTCTTCGAGGCCCCGAACGCATCCTTGTCGCCCAAGCGTTCGGCCTCCTGTGCTACTGCGGTTTGAAACAGCTTAGTCAGGCTGTCCACTATCAGCGTCTTGTAAGGATGCTTTTCCGTGGCGAGGGCCTGCATTTGCTCGATCAGCAAATTGCCGTCGAGCGTGCCATCCTCGGGGCCAAGGTATGCCCCGCCCGACTTCTTGAGAAGTTCGCGGTACTGTTGCCCTTTCGCCCCGCCTTCAACGTCGTAGTAATACGGCGTCGGAGACGATAGCGCGAGGGTGGTTTTGCCGATGCCAGAAACGCCGTACAAGACGGCCTTGATTTTACCCTGTTTAACGAGTTCAGGTGCTCTCGCTTTGAGTTTGCTCATGGAAAAATTGTTTAATCCTCCCCACCAGAATAACCGCCCGCGCCCGGGATTCGCAGACATGATGACCAGTGGGGAGGAGAGTGAGTGTGTACGGTTACTGTATATCGTCCAGCTTAATCATGCCACCAGTAGAGAATTTCTTTCTTTGGCTTCGGCTTCGGACGCGATGGCTTAACCTTCTTCATGGCCTCTTGAATGTTTGCTGCCTGGTGAGTGTTCACCAGATACCAGCCTCGCGCGTAAGGCGACATTGAGAACCATGAGGAAGGGAGATTCATAGCTCTTCGTTTTGTTGCTCTTGGTCACATCCACAATAAAGCGAATCTCCATTGCGCCAGCCTTCGATGAAGCGGTCGCAAATCAAGCAGCGAGGATCTTCTTCTCCGGCCTTGATTACTAGGGATTCTTGAGGATCAGGGATCATGGAATTATTGCGCTTGAATTCGGACATGCGGGAGATGCTTTTCATTACTCCCCCTTCTTGATGGTCACCTTAACCCCCATCGCCGTCTTGGAGGTCGTGAGGGATAGTTGCGTCGCCGGGATCTGCACACTTCCGGCTGAATTCGTTACGACGCAGGAGTAAAGGCCAGCGGTGGAATTAGCCCGCAGCGTCAATTGCGACTGCACGCCTTCCGGAGCGGGAATCTTCACTTTCAGCAGGTCGGTGGCGGTTCCGTGATACCACTGATAGGTAAAGGGGCGAGTGCCGGTGACAGATTCGGAAGCGTCCAGCACGAAACACTTAACGTCGGGGTTGTAGGCAGGCGGGACGACAGGTGCTGCGGTGGCGGCGAGGACTAGAGTGAAGAATAGGATGGTTTTCATTTTCTGTGTTTGGGTTGAATCTGTTTTCCGCGAAGGACGTAGCGCTTCTGGGAATCGGCACCTGTCTGCCCGGAGTAGAACCGCTTGTGGCGGATCTTCATTTTGTGG